TTGAACTATATCGAGTTGTCTTATCAAATGGGACTTTATCACGTTAACAATATCTTGAATGGTTTGTTCCCTTCATTCATCATTAACTTCTTGAATGGTATTCCACAAAAAGAAGAACGTGAGGCTATCCGTCGCGAATGGGAAACAAGATTGAGCGGTGCTAATAACGCTGGTAAATTCTTGATGACTTTCAACGAAGACCCAACACGCGCACCACAAATCGAAGCGTTTCCACTTAGTGACGCTGACAAGCAATATCAGTTCTTATCAGAAGAAACAGCGAAACAAATCATGGTAGGTCACCGCGTTGTTTCACCTCTTATTCACGGCATACGCGACACGACAGGTTTCGGAAGTAACAAAGACGAAATGTTGGTAGGTTTGGAAATCTTCAACAACCAAGTTATCAAGCCATATCAAAGAATTATCGAGCGTGTTTTCACTCCAATTTTAGGTGAAGTAAACATCGAAATGAACTCTCCATTTGACGCAGAAGTTGTAGTTGTTGAACCAACGGTGCAAACTGCTGAATTAAAAAAAAAAGTTGTAACTGCTGAAAATGACTTTTCAGACGAACAAGGCAAAGAGTGGATTGATATTCTAAAAGAAAAAGCGGAATACATCGATTTAGACGAATGGCAATTGGTAAGTGAAGAAGACGTTACCGATCCAGACAACGAAATGAACTACACAAGCGAGTTCTTTGCAAAGCGTAACAAGATGCCGACAATGAGCGACGCAAAAGGCGAGAAGGAATCTAAATGGGGTGACATCGGTCTTTATAAATTGCGCTATGCCTATTCACAAAACATAAGTGAAAATAGTCGTGAGTTCTGCAAAGAAATGGTTCAAATGTCCCAAGCAGGTGCAATCTTTCGTTATGAAGATATTGAAGCAATGAGCAAGGAAGGAGTGAATGGAAGTTTTGCTCCTTCGGGGTCTCAAACATATTCGCTCTTTGAGTATTGTGGCGGTTCATTTTGCCATCATCATTGGAGGCGTTTAATTTATGTTCGTAAACGCGATTCAAAAGGACGCATACTTCCAAACGACGGATTGAACAACGATAAGCGTGTTGGTAACAACCCTTATGTTCCACAAAAAGGAATTGAAGGAACAGCACCAATTAACAGACCTGACAGAGGTTCTCTAAAATACCCTTAATAAAAACACACAATGGCACTACAACCCGAAGTTCTTTTAATAGACGAAAACTATATCAAAAAATACACTTGGATAAACGGAAGCGTTGACCCGCTTTTGATGTACCCTGCAATCTATTTGTCGCAAGACAAGTACGCGCAGTTGTATTTAGGAACTGATTTGTACAATAAGATAAAAGAAGACGTTGTAAACGACGATGTTACAGGCGCATACGAGACGCTTTTAGACAATTACTTGCGTCGAATGGTAATGTGGTGGACGATGTACGAAGTCTTGCCTCATTTGTACGTTAAAACGGATAACGGAAGTTTAGTAATTCGCACAAGCGAAGACACAACACCAATAAGCCAAACCGACTTGCAAAACTACCGCGATCAAGCGCGTTCACAGGCGATGTTTTACACGCAAAGAATGGTCGACTATTTGTGCTTCAATCAATCAGACTTTCCAGAGTACACGACGAACACAACGCAACAGATTTGGTCGCAAACAAATGTGTATCCTTCCAACGCTTTCGAGATTAGCGACGGACGCGATAGACTACCTTACGAATACAGACGCAGAGGTTTAGGTTGGTTGAGATAACTAAAACAAAATACATGGCAACAAGGGGACGCAAGAAGAATTTAACGATGCACAAGATTTACGAAGAGAAATTTCGTAAGTATCTTGCAAAGAAAGAAAAACAAATTAAGAAGCTCAAAAATGAAAGTTAACGCTGAAGGCTACGCGCTACTAAAGAAGTTTGAAGGCTGTCGTTTGAAGAGTTACCTCTGCCCTTCTGCTGTATGGACAATTGGCTACGGAAACACCTTTTACGAAGACGGTACAAAGGTTAAAGAAGGCGACGTTATAACACAAGCAAGAGCGGAACAATTAGCGAAAAACGTCATTGATAAGTTCGCGGTATCCGTTCGCGCATTGATAACGCAAACGCTTAACGAAAACCAATTCAGCGCGTGTGTTTCGTTAGCGTACAATATAGGAACAGGTGGCTTTAAAAAGTCGTCTGTGCTGAGAAAGGTAAACGCTAATCCTAACGACCCAACGATAGCAGATTCTTTTCGTCTTTGGAACAAAGGCGGTGGTGTTATTTTGAAAGGTTTGGTTCGTCGTCGTGAGTCTGAAATTGAATTGTATTTTAAGTCATGAACACCGAAAAAGAAATAGGTTTGATACACGAGCAGCTCCAAGAAATGGACAAGAAGATAGACCGTATTTACAACGTGTTGATTGGTGACGATCAAATGAAGATTGAAGGCCTTGTGAGCAAGGTTCAAAAGCACGATAAGTACATTCAGAACCAACGTTTGCAGGTTGCTCGTTTGAGTGGTATTGCAGCCACCGCAGGTGTTGTTGGTGGGTTGATTGTTCAACTTATTTTGAAAATGATATGAAGGAATGGTTGAAAAGTTTGTTAAGTAATTGTTCGAAAGTTAGTTCGAAACGAATTATTGCTATATTTGTTACAATTAACTTAATCGTTTTAAGTTACGTTGCAACATTTTCTTACTACGTTTGTCCTATTGCGATGTTTGACACGCTCGCTTTACTCACAGGTGGTTTGTTTGGTGGAACAGTAATAGAACGATTCACAAAACAAAAATCAAATGGCGAAACAAACGGAAGCGCGCAAGATAGCAGCGGAGATTTGTAGCAAGTTCCCCGATGCTCCTCATCATTCTTTAGCTGCTAAACTTTTCACGGAATATCCAGAAGCGTTTGATTCTCAAGAACACGCGCGTGATTTCGTTCGTCGTGTTCGTGGTAAAATGGGGACGAAAAGTCGTAAATTTAACACACAAAAAGAATTGATGGATACAACACCACGACCTTCCAACCCATACGCACTACCTAAATCTTATTCAAAGAAAAGAAGACACGTTGAATTGAAGGGAAATAAGTTTTTGATTCTTTCAGATGTCCATTTGCCTTACCAAGACAATGAAGCGTTGGAGTGCGCTATCGCAGAAGGATTGAAACAAGGGTGTGACGCAATCATCTTGAATGGTGACGCGTTAGATTGTCATATGATTTCCGACTTCGTCAAAGATCCACGCAAGAGAAAATTCAAAGATGAGTTGTATTCAATCCGTCAATTCCTTGCGTCGTTAAGACACACGTTCCCGAACGCTCAGATATATTACAAAGAAGGAAACCACGAAGAAAGATACTGGCGTTATATGCGCATCAAAGCACCCGAACTATTCGACATTGACGCGTTTGACTTTCCAACCCTTACGCATTGCGATAAACACGACGTTAAATGGATTGACGGAAAGAGCAAATTGAACATTGGTAAGTTGTCTATCTTTCACGGACACGAGTTCGGTAAACAATTCCTTCCGTCTGTCAATGTAGCGCGTGGGTTGTTTATGAAGACTAAGGTGTCCGCCCTTTGCGGACATCACCACCAGACTGCAGAACACAACGAAAGAGATGCTAACGGAAAGTTTATCACTTGTTGGGGTGTCGGTTGCTTAAGCGAACTTTCTCCCGACTACAACCCTTATTCAAAATACAATCACGGATTCGCCATTGTTGAGAAAGGAAACAACGGAGCGTTTAGCGTTCACAATTACCGCATACACGAAGGAAAGATTTTATGACAAAAAATATACTTGCAATTGCTTTGTTGCTCATTGGGACAACTGCTATTTGGACGGTGATTTGTTGGAATTGGTGGGGACGAAGTGTTGCAAAAAACGCAACAACTGAAATTCAAAAGCAAGATAGCGTTATCAATTACAATGCTGGAGAATACGATCGATTGTTGCAAGAACAAATAGAACTTTATAAACAACTCCGAACTTATGAAGATGCTCAATCTAAAGCCAAAGCCACCTATCAAAGAAATCGTTCTGCTGTTATTATTCGAGATACTATTGTTCGCGTTGATGTTCTACGTTTGGTGAACAGTTGTGACAGCGTAATTGCTTCCGATTCGTTAGTAATTAACAACCTCAAAGAACAATTGAACATCGAAGGGGAAAAGGTAAACAACTTACAAGAAGTCGTTGAGGCTTATGAACAGAAGGAAGACATCTTAACCGAAGAAATAAACACTCTAAACGTTGAAAACAAAAAGTTAGACAAACAAAAAAAGCGCAGAAACCACGCTTTAATCTTT